AGCAATAACACGGTCGTTGATAATACTTTGGTAAACTTTGTGCTGAAAGCATATTGTTGGTATCGATCGGCTCCTGAGGAGATGCGGACTTATGAGTCCTTCATGGAAAATGTAGAAGCTGCATTGTATGGTGATGACGATGCGTTCACAGTTAGTGATAAAGCTTTGCCTTTTTATAATGCACGAGTTCTTGTTAAATATGGTGCTGAGCTTGGTTTTAAGTTTACAGCTGAGGACGACATGTGGGATCCTCGCCCTGCCATATCATTGAAATTTTTAGGGCATGGGTTTCGCATATATCAGCATCGCGTTGTTCCTATCCCCGATGAGATGAAGGTTTTGTCATCTCTTATGTATGGATCTGCTAATGATGATGTCCGATGGCAATATATGCGTGCCGTTGCACTTTATCAAGAATCCTTTTATAACCCAATATGCAGTGGCATAATACGTGATTATTTGCATTATTTGCATAAGGAGTATCGATTTGCACTTGTTGATGGCGTCGTCGGCCCTACTGATTGGCAGCAAATACAAAGTACAGTTCGTGACGATAAAACAATACATGCGTTATATGTTTGTGAGGAGGCGAGGTCTAACCAAAGCAAGGCTATAAGCATAGACCATCCTTGTTTTGATGTTAATTTGGAAATTAACAAAATGTCTCCTATAAATCGCGGAATGAATGCAGCTAAAGCTTTGGAAGCAGGTGCTGCCAAAGCAGCAAAATCAGCTGTTAATCGAATTGATAAGACCTTTAAGCAAACGGCACGAGCGCTTGAAGGGAAAAAGAAGAGTGGTGGAAAATTTACACCACGTCGTGCTAAAACATCACGTATTGAAACAAACAATCAACCGTCAGTTAATCGGCGGGGGCGTAAAGCTAACAAAGGTGGTGGTATGCCGCTGCGGGTTAGTCAAGGTAAAGATTGTATTTGTGTTAGTAACACGGAAACCTTAGTTACTGTGGATGGGCATGCACCTTGGACTGTGGAATATGTGCAGCAACTTGTTCCCACCAATGTCCTGCTGTTTCCATGGTTATCGGGTTTTGCAGCAAAGTTTGACAAATATCGGTGTCGTAAACTGCATTTCCGTTTTATATCTAGACTTGGTTCTTTTGTTTCAGCAGCCCCTGTTTTGGGTAGTACTATATGGACTTTCATATATGATTCGGATGATCCTACCCCAACTAGTTACCAAGCTATGAAAAACACTAAGTGGTCACATGAGCTTAAGGCAGATATGAATCATAATTTTGACTTTAGGCCCACTGAAGCTCTTTTTAATGAGTATTATGTTAATCATTCTGGTGAACAAGATTTAACGAGTCCTGGTTATGTGATGTTTGCTAGTTATGGTCTTGCTGCCACAACTCAGAGCATAGGATCAATTGAAGTAGATTATGAATTTGATTTTATGTTACCTAGATCAAATCCTACTGGACTATTAGCTGGTGACCACCAGAGCTTTGTTTACTCTGATACTGCCAGTAACCTCGTTGTTAATATGGCTAGCACATGTACACAGACTGGAAGACCATTAGTTGCATTGACACAACCTGGAGGTGGGATTTATTCCTTCTATTTTGCACAGCCAGGACGATATAGTCTTCATATGTCAATTGCGACTACTCATGTCGCCACTACTGCCACGTGTGCATTGTCTTCTGCCAACCTGGCACCAAATGATGCATGGGTTTTGGATATTGGTAGCTCTCTCGTTAATGATCAAGCAGTTGGTGGTTCATTAGTTTTGTGGAGTTTAAATGCTGAGCTTTTGGTGCCGGATGGATTAGTTAACTGGGTAAATGGAGTGCCAAATATAAACACTAGTTCTTCAGGAGCTACATTCTCTTTTACAGCTGGAAACAGTTCGGCACAGCAGTTTTATGTGACATGCAATGTTATATGTCATTCTGTTCTCGCGACAGGTGCAACTAGTATGCGGTTAAATCATACCATGCCAGTGGCACCATCTGCTATAGAAGAGGCTGTTAAAAAATATTTAGAAGCAGCTAAAAGAACTGGAAAAGATGAGGTTGAAGATTATTGCTTACCTCCTCGTCCCCCACGTTTAATTAGGTCAGATGTGTGTTTTCAATGCCATGTTGACATTGAGTTATGCAAGTGTGGTTTATCCCTTACGCGTTTTGCGCGTGATGGTGATGCTCCACCTGCACCCACTCCTTCGAGAAGTGGAAGTAAAAAGTAAACTTTCTACAGTTTTATTTTTTTATATGTAGATATGATAGTTTTAATCGTTGTAGTTAGTAGTCGAACTTCGGTGAATATGGCGAGATCGCTGTTATACCACACCAAGATGTAGACAAAAAAAAAAAAACTGTAAAAAGATTACTTTTTACTCCCACTTCCCAAA